ATTTCACATAAAACTTTCACTGTAACCGGAGGCAGTGGTACAGATATACTTTTAACATCAACTGCACATGGATTAAGCGATACTAATGTAGTGCAGGTTTCATCCCTTGGAGTCTTACCGACAGGGTTTGTTGACACTACAGATTATTATGTTGTAAGTAGCACTACAAATAATTTTAAACTTTCCACAAGTTCAGGTGGATCGGCAATAGCATGGACAGATGCAGGTTCAGGAACACATACATGGGAGAAACGGACAGGAGGTGCAGTAGTATTCGACAATGCCACGCAGACAGTATCACCTCCAGTTCCACTTGCAAATGCACCGACATCAAATGTTGCTGTCCTTGTAACTCCAGAGAGGCATATTCTTGTTCTTGGTGCAGGTGGGGATCATAGATTGATCCAGTGGGCGGCACAGGAAGGATTGACAGGAACTGCAAACTGGGCCCCGTCACTGACAAATACCGCAGGGGATATTACCTTGCAGACAAAAGGGAGGATCGTAGGTGGTTTTAAGACAAGATATGGAGTCTTGGTTTTTACAACATCGGATGTTTGGCGCACAAACTACCTCGGCCCTCCTTATGTATACGGAGTTGAAAGACTCACAGAGGGTGGTGGTCCTGTTGGAATGAAATGTGTTGCAGGTAGTGCCGACTTTGTAGCATGGATGAGCAGAGGGCGGTTCTGGTCATATACTGGTGGATATATTAAAGAACTAAGTTCAGACTGTGCAGACTATGTTTTCAAGGACATAAATTTGGATGTAGAAGGTCTGATTGCAGCAGGTCATAATCCAGAATTTGGCGAGATAACCTGGTTTTATCCAAAAGAAGGCGATTCGTTTTGTACCAGATACATAACATATTCCTACAGGGAGGAACACTGGGTGACAGGAGAACTTGAAAGGTCACAGTGGGAAAGTTCAGATGCACTTGGTTATCCCGTGGCGGCAGGAGTCGATGGTTATCTTTATCGTCATGAGATGGACCCAGATACAACTTCAACTCCAATTGTAAGAGAAAGCACCGTTACTGCGCCCACTGATGTTTCTGCACTCTCGACACTAAATAACAGGGTTGTTGCAAAGGGAGTTTCGACAGACAAGCACCCGAATGTTGCAGCAGAAAATCACCTATGCTTTGCAGAAAGTGGAGCAATAGAGATAGGTTCTGGTAACCAAATGATGACGGTAAAGCAAATCATTACAGACACCGATGCAGGAGATAATGGATTGAGACTCCAAGTTGTAACAGCATCTACGCCAGACTCAACGGGGGTAACGCAAGGGCCGTTTACATTGGAGTCCGATGGGTATACTGATTGCCGATTTACTGATAGACAGACATTCCTCAAAGTTGAAAGTCCGTTTGATCAAGAGTGGAGATTTGGAGAAATTAGGTTTGATGCCGCTGCTTCAGGAAAAAGATGAAAACACAGAAACCACTGCCAAATCCCCCAGTTGAGTATGATGCCCATTATATGTATGATCTGGCATCTCTCGTTATTGATGAGGAACAAAATACAGTTAAGGTAGACAGAGACAATGTTATTACAACAGGGTCAATTATTTTTAAAGATGAAACGAATAATAATTTTTATAGGTTAAAGGTAGCTGGAGGTTCTCTTTCTATTGTTGCTGTTACCACTGTAGGAAACAGACCAGTTACAAGTACAAATCCATATGTATAAAGGATAATATGCCAATGACACAAAGAGAAGCTGCAAAGATACTTCGCAGACACGCACCAGATGGGGAGTTTCCTGCATTTATATCCCCCAGTGAAGCGGCACTGTTAAAGAGAATGGGCGGTGCTGGGAAGAGAACCAAGTCTGGACTTAAAAGTTATTTTCTGTCAGGAGTAACTTCTGCCTTGGGATTGGGAGGAGGACAAGACCAACGCCAACAAACTTCTACTTCCACATCTCAGCTTGATCCTACTACACAAAAATTTAAGGAAAAAGTATTTGACAAAGCAGGTGGTGTAATGGATCAGCAGTATGAAGCTTACGATCCTACACAGAGATTTGCAGGTCAGTCTGCCGATACTCAGCAGTCATTTAAGGATGTTCGTGGAATGCAAGGACAGGGACAGGATGCTTTTACAGCTGCAGGTAAGGTTGGTCAGCAAGCAGCAGGTTATTCCCCAGATCAGGTAGGCAAGCAAGGGTTTTTGCAAGGGACACAAGTTGGTGATCTTATGTCTCCACATACTGAAAATGTAATTGGTGGAATGCAAAAGTCTGCAATGGATACAATGGCAAAACAGCGTGGGGCATTACAGGCACAGCATCAGATGGCTGGAGCCGGGATGGGTTCCCGTGGTGCATTGGAGAATGCCGCTATGATGGGGCAGGTTCAGCAGAACCTTGGTCAGCAGGTTGCAGGGGCATTAGAAGGGTCATACGCACAGGCTTCCGGTATGAAGGGTAAGGAAATGGAAATGGAACAAGCCAGACAAAGATACAATCAGCAAGCAGGGATGGAGGGTCAGGATTTGAACCTAAGAGGTGCAGGAATGGGAATTGGTGCTGCACAGGCCGGACGAGGAGCAGGGTATGAAGATGCTCAGATGCTTGCCAAGAGTGGGGCTGCCCAAGAAGGTTATGATCAGAGAGATAAGGATTTTGCCTATGATCAATGGGGGGAAAAACGTGATTGGGATAAGAACCAAGCAATGTTTGGTGCAAACGTATTAGGCGGTGCGCCAACTGGTTCCACGACAACATCATCAAATCCGCAGTATAAAAAGAAAGGTGGACTCGGTGGTGCATTAATGGGAGGTGCAATGGGGTTCCTTTCAAGTGGAGGCAATCCCTACATGGCTGGTGCAGGTGCATTGGGTGGTTCTGGACTTTTAGGATAGGAGGAACATGGTAAAACGAGGTAGAAATATCGAGGGGTTGCTTGCAGGTAGATTGACAGGCGGTGGTGCAGATCGTGGTACTCATGGATATAAGATGGGTAACCAAGTTTTTTACGATACAGAAGGTGAAGAAGGTAAAAACTTCTTTAAAGCAACAGATCGACACTATAATAAAGATGATTGGAAGAGTGGTAATTCACCATTTCTCCAGGGAGCAGGGCCTGATTACTCTGATCTTTCTGATCCAATAATAAAAAAAGCAAAGGACAAGCAGAATGCAATGCTTGATGCTCAGATGATGGACAAAGAGAGCATTGGGGAATTTGAGGGTAAGGAAGTTGCAGAAATGAATGCTGTATTAGCAGACCCTAAAAGTTCTCCACCTATATCTAAAATAGGGTCGCTGTTATCTGCTGAAGGTGAAAGTCCTTTAGACCAAGCAGGTAATGAATACATGGACAGGAGGGAAGTAGAGGAAGAGTTTGCGGCAATGGGAAATACCCCTGAAGATTCTCTTGGTGATAAACTTGGCTCATATTTAGGACAGGCCGGAGATTATGTTGGAGGCTTGTTTTCCCCAGAGGAAAAGACATATCGGGATGTTTCGGATACTGAAGGTGAAAATAGGTATGTTAATAAACTGGCACGAGAACGATTTGAGAAAAAACAAGCAGTTTATGGTAGAGATGATTTAGACCAGCGAGGACCTACAGTAGATGATGAAGGTGAATCTGAATTGGATAGAGTTGGCAGAGAAAATATGTTAAATGCTGATCTTGGCCCTGATAAGATGGAACAACGAGGTGAAAGCATTGATGAATCTGTACCCGTACCATTTGGGGGATTACGGGATGCTTTTTCAGGGTTGTTCTCCTCAGATGATGATGAAGATGAAGATGGTACAGGTAAGAAAAAGAAGAAGATGAGTAAAGGAGCAATGAAGGTTGGGGCAGACTTATTGAAAGGTTACTTAGAGGAACCATCCCAAGGCAAGAGACAAATGGCTACATCAAGTATTACCCGTGGCAGTGTTCCCTTTGCAGGACTACTCGCACAAAAAGCACAACGACAAAAAGCACCGTATTACACTCCTAAAGGATTGGTATAATGGCCTTAAATTTAACTCCAGAAGAAGAAGCAGAAGAAAGAGAACTGTATGCTTCTCTGTACCCGAAAAAAAGTATGCCGTCTGCTGGGATAGGGTATAACCCTGACACTGGGGAAGCAACCAGACCAGAGCAACAAGGATTACTGGATCAGAGTAGAGAGGAAAGCGAGGAAGAAGACGAGGATAGTTACCCGTCACCATTGGCAATGGGTCTTCTGGCGGCTGGTGCATCTATGATGAGACAGTCGGGGTGGAGAGATACACCTATTACGACAGAGGAGCAGTTGGGCTATGCAATCCCTGCTGGGATGCAAGGTTACTATCAGCAGGATATGCTGAACCAGCAGGAACAGGCTGCGGTTGCTGAAGCAGATAAAGAAGCCGCAACAGCACAGGCAGATGCTGATAACCTACAGTCCTTCCATGCTGCTGTTCTGGATGCTCCTGGTCTGAATGATGCCCAGAAGAACAACATTATTGCAATGTCTAAACTTGGTAAGGAAGGTATCAAGAAAGCAATGGACAGGTTCACTGATCTCCAGACAAAAAAAGAGGAGTGGAGCGAGCCTTACATTAACCCATTACAACCAAGCAAAGCATTAATTAAAAATAAAAAAACGGGTAAAGTTGAAGTAGCTTTTGATCTCCCAGATATGTCCGATTGGAGAGATTTAGAATTTAAAGATGAAGATGGAGTAATGAGAATGTATAGAGTTTCCCCAGATGGTGACACAAAAATAATGCTTGGAGAAACTGGGAAAGTCTCTGGTAGAGAACAATTTAAATATCAACAGGCCAGGGATGTCCTGTCTGACGGGCAGTTTGAGATGCAATTTGGTCTTAGTAAAGAACAGTTTGAAAACCTCAAGGAAAACCAGATGAGGAATTATGACTTTAAGTTTGAAGTAGATAAACGGGATTTTCTATATGCTGTTGAGAAATTTGAAGATGAGATGGCAGAAAAAGTTAAAGCAGGTGACTTAAAACAAGCACAGGCAGACAGGGCAATAGTTGAATTCGATAAACAATTTAAGTTCCAGCAAGAGAAGTGGGGATGGACAAAAGAACATACTGAAGAGAAATGGGGATGGACAAAGGAACAGGCAGTACAGGAACAGGAAAACTGGGATAAACAATTTGAAGAGAAAAAGAATGAATCAAAAGCAAACCGTGACCAGAGAGTAAAAGAACACGCACACACAATAGTTCAGGATGGAATAAGGAACGGGTTTTCCCGTGAGCAGATCGACAATCAATTAAGCCAGTTTGAGAAAAGATTTGAAGCAGAAGGTGTCCGGTCTGACAGAACATTCAATCGTGGAGTTCTTGAGTTTGGAATAAATAATGACCATAGAATAAAAGATACAGAAATAGCATTAGAGAGGTTTGCATACCTGAAAGTAAGGGACACTGTAGCAGACAGAGAGTGGTTGACAGAACATGATTTAAAATTAAAAAGAGGAGATATCACTGATGCACAGTGGCTGGAGGAGATGTCCCGTAAAAAAGAAAGGGATAAAGTAGGAGATGAGCAGTGGAGAATCAACCTTGATGAGAGATTAAAGGAAAATAGGATCACCCATGAAGAGTGGAGAGAAGAAATTGAAAGAAGAAAAGGAAGGGACATAGTAGGAGATGAGCAATGGCAAAAAACAATAGACCTTCAATGGGAGAAGCATAAACAAGCAATACAAGCAGAAGCAGATGCACATGGTATTAAGCTGGAGAATCTTGACCTGGCAAAATTAAAGTTCACGGCAGATGTTGAACACCGGATGTGGGAGAAGGATTACAAGATGAATGTAGTCCCAAGAACCCTGATAGGTGAAGATGCAAAGGAATGGGCAAGAGCAAATAAGGTTAAATTTGATACAGGCAAGGGGCAGTTAATTGTTCAACTGGACAAGCATGGTAACCTTAAAGGTTCTCCGGAAGAATCTATTTCATACCATAAATTACAAAAGCTGAATAAAGAACAGAGGGGTTATGTAAGGCAAATCTCACAGGATTGGCATACTTCAGTGGAGGTCAAGCAAGCGAATAAAGTAGCAGTCATGTTAAAGACCCTTGAAACCTTGGGAGAAGGAGAAAATGGAGTTAGGGAATTTGCAATGATCTATAAGTTTATGAAGTCTCTTGATCCAACCTCAACTGTTCTTGCATCAGAATTTAAAAATGCAGCAACAGCAGGATTGGGCTGGGCTACATCACTGAAGCAGTGGGGGCAGAAAGGAATTTTCGGAACCCAGTTACAACCAGAGATTAAAGCGGATATAATCGAGGGGGTACGAAGAATTGCAAGGATGCACTGGGAAGCATTGGATGGTGCAGGTCTTGGTAATAAAAGAATTACGGCATTACAGACGGCAGAATTAATGGGCATTGACAATAATACTGCAAGCCCCATTTTCAGAACTGGTCTTGATGATATTTTTAAGAAAAAGGAACCAGAACCAGAACCAGAAGTAGAACCGGAAAAAAGAAA